TTGATTTTCTCCTTTATTAGTTATAATCTTAATCTAGTTATTTTTGACAAAATGTCAATCTATGATTGTTAAAATAATTAATAAACAAATGTTACAAAATATAACAAGGAGAAATTAAATGGCTAAAGTAAAAGGTCTTTATGCAAATATTCATGCAAAACGAAAACGTATTGCTGCAGGCTCTGGTGAAAGAATGAGGAAGCCAGGAACTAAAGGCGCACCAACTAGAAAACAATTTCAAAGAGCTGCTAAAACTGCTAAAAGATAATAATGAGAAAAGAACATAAAAATCCTAAAGGCGGTCTCTCTCAACGTGGTAGAGATTATTTTAAAAGAACTGAAGGTGCTAATTTGAAAGCTCCAGTTAAATCTGGAACTAATCCTAGACGCGTTAGTTTTGCAGCTAGGTTTGCGGGGATGAAGGGACCCATGAAGAATGATAAAGGAGAGCCAACGAGATTAGCTCTTGCTTTAAAAGCTTGGGGGTTTGGAAGTAAAGAGTCAGCAGCTAAGTTTGCTGCTAATAACAAGAAGGCTTGATTGTTGGTTTTTTTGGTAGAGAAGACAAGGTCTCGCGCGTGTGTTATGGAGTACGAACAAAACAAGAACACACAAACAAGACACAAACAATAAATAAAAGATAAGATAAATAAAAGTTTATCGCGGGTATTGTATCTGAGACACAATCTATAGCATGTAAAAATGCAACATTGTGTTGCAAAAATGCCACTATACCCGCTAAACTGGTCGCAGGTCGCAAGATATATATATCCCGACCTGTTGACACAGACACACAGAGACAAAGAACTATGAAAAACAAAAAACCTAAAATAGACAAAAACTTAACAACACTTGCATTTGTAGATAAAGAAACTAATAGTCTAGTTATACATGTTCATGGTTTTGAAAATTCTGATATTGCAGAAGCTTTTGCAAGTTATCTATTAACTAAGTCTGGCATGAGTTATGAAACAGCAAACAATTTATTTGATTGTATACCAACAATACATTAATGCACATAGAATTATATACACCTAGACCCCAACAACAAGAACTTCACGACTTGCTAGACAAACATAGATTTGCGGTTCTTAACTGCCACCGAAGATTTGGTAAGACAGTTTGTATTTTAAATCATTTAATCAAAGCAGCGCTTATGCACCCTTTGCCAAACCCAAGGTTCGCATATGTGGCTCCAACTTATAAGCAAGCTAAATCTATTGCATGGGATTATATAAAACAATTTACTGCTAAGATACCTAACACAAGATACAATGAAACAGAATTAAGATGCGACTTACCTAATGGTTCTCGTATAACATTGTTATCGAGTGAGAACGCAGAAAGCATAAGGGGTATATTCTTAGACGGGGTGTGTATAGACGAGACAGCGCAAGTAGACCCTAAACTTTGGAATGAAATTTTAAGACCTGCATTATCAGATCGTAAGGGGTTTTGTTATTTTATAGGTACTCCTGCTGGCATGCAAAATTTTTTTTACGAAATTTATCAACATGCTATGAAAGATGAGAAGTGGCTAGCATTTACAGCTCCAGTATCTAAAACTAAAATTATTGACCAGGAAGAATTAGATGCTGCCTTAGCTCAAATGGGTGAAGCTAAATATAAACAAGAATTTGAATGTGATTGGATTGCCAACATCGAAGGTTCCATATATGGCAATCTGGTCAAGCAAGCAGAAGAAAAAAATAGAATAACTAGAATTGATTATGACCCTGCACTTCCAGTTAATACAGTTTGGGATATAGGAGTAGGAGACTCAACCGCTATTATCTTTTATCAATTATTAGGTAACACAGTAAGAATTATTGATTATTACGAAAACAATCGTGAAGGTTTACCGCATTATGTAAATCTCATAAAACAAAAAGATTATGTGTATGAGCATCATTATGCACCGCATGATATTGAAGTTACTGAATTTAGCCTAGGTAAAACCAGGCGCGAGGTCGCTTATCAACTGGGTATTAATTTTAAAATTTTACCAAAATTACCATTAGAAGACGGTATTCATGCTGCTAAAATGATATTTCCTAGAGTTTATATTGATCTTGAAAACTGCCGACCATTAATAGATGCGCTTAGACATTATCATAGAAAGTATAATGAGAAGATGAGAATGTTCTCCAACAAGCCAATTCACGATTGGAGTTCCCATGCTAACGATGCTTTTAGATATATGGCAATTGCAATTGATGAGTTGCCAAATCAAAAAAATTTGAATAAAAGATTTCCTAATGCTATATCAGAATATAAAATTTTATAAGGAATAAATAATGGGATTTTTAAAACCAAAGATACCTGCACCACCCCCACCTCCGCCACCAGCGCCAGAACCGCCAAGTTTTGAGGATGAGGAAAGAGAACAGGAAGCTAGAGAAAAAATGGAAAAAATTATGCGTGCTAGAAAAGGACGAAGATCAACTATTCTTACAGGTCCTGGTGGTCTAGCAGATGATGAAGAAAAAATTAAAAAGAAAGTTTTGTTAGGAGAATAAAATGGCAAGACAAGATAGAGACTCACAATATGGAGGAGGTTCTTATTCCTCTGCATCTAATCGATCTGGTCGAACACAAAGTTATGGTGGTGGAGATAATAATCGAGAAACTTATCGAACATCTACCACATATCAAAAAAGTGTAACTCCAACAGTATTACAAAAAAGTAAAGAACAATTAGAAAAAGATAAAATAAAAAAACAAATGGAAGATTTTGCAAATTATACTTATCAACCACCTAACACTATTTCACCAGTTGTAAATTTTATTGCTGGAATTTTTGGAAAAAAAGGTTTTGAAGTTAATAAAGCTTATTATTCAAAAAATGTTATTGGCAAAACTAATCCCATAACAGGTAAAGCCTATGCAGGTTCGATAGAAGATTTCCAAAGTTATATGAGAGGTAGAGGTATGGGAACCTTAGATGCTATGGGAAGAACCGTACCACAAACATCAAGAGGTGATGATAGAAGAATTATAAGTCAAGTACAACAAGCAGCTGTCAATCAAGCACCTGCTGGACCTACAACTTCAGAAATGAGTTTATCAACTGCTGCTTTTGATACAGAAAGAACTGCTGCACAAGAAGCGCTCGCTGTTAAAAAACGTGGTAGAAGACAAACTATACTTACGCAACCAACTGGATTAGGTGGTTCAGAACCATTAATCGCAAAAAAGAAATTACTAGGTTAAATAAATTTGGAGGATAAATGCAAGTAACACCTAAAGCAAAAATGATATTAGAGAGATATGCTTCTCTTAGAACTGAAAGACAGAACTGGGAAAGCCATTGGCAAGATGTTGCGGATTATATGCTACCTCGAAAAGCAGATATTACTAAAAACAGAAGTAAAGGTGATAAGAGACATGAATTAATTTTTGATGGTACTGCAACTCATGCTTTAGAATTATTAGCTGCCTCTTTACATGGTATGTTAACCAATACAGTTTCACCATGGTTTTATTTAAAATACAAAAATGATGAATTGAACCAAGAAGATGAAGCAATGGAATGGTTAGAAGATTGTACTAGAGTTTTAAATCAAGCTTTTAATAGAAGTAATTTCCAACAAGAAATTTTTGAATTATACCATGATCTAATTGCTTTTGGTACAGCAGCTCTATTTATAGCAGAAGATGATGAGAATGAAATTAGATTTAAAAATATTCATATTTCAGAAATTTATATAACTGAAAACGAAAAAGGTAATGTTGATAGCTTAACTCGTAAATTTAAAATGCAAGCTAAAAACATTTACAATGCTTTTCCAAATGTTCAATTGCCAGAAGAATTAGAAAAAAAAATTAACAATGCTCCATATGATAATATAAATATTATTCATAGTGTTTACCCTTCAACAGAATATGGAAATAATAAATATGTTTCTTGTTATGTTCATGAAGACTCTGGTTTTTTATTATCTGAAAAAGGCTTTAAAGAATTTCCTTATGCAGTTCCTAGATATTTAAAATCATCAAACGAAACATACGGTAGAAGTCCAGCAATGAACGCATTACCAGATGTTAAGATGTTAAATTTAATGTCTAAAACTTCTATTAAAGCTGCACAAAAACAAATCGACCCACCATTAATGGTTCCTGATGATGGCTTTCTGATGCCAATTAGAACGGTGCCTGGAGGATTAAATTATTACAGAGCTGGAACCAGAGAAAGAATTGAACCATTAAATATTGGTGCAAACAATCCTGTGGGTATTCAGATGGAAGACCAAAGACGAGACGCAATTAGACAAAACTTTTTTGTTGACCAATTGCTATCCGTACAAGGACCACAGATGACTGCAACAGAAGTTATTCAACGGAATGAAGAAAAAATGAGAATACTAGGTCCCGTGCTTGGTAGACTTCAATCGGAATTATTACAGCCATTAATCACAAGATGTTTTAATATATTACTTAGAAATAATAAATTTAAAGAAATTCCAGATTTTATTGGTAATCAAAATATTGAAATTGAATATGTATCTCCACTTGCTAAAGCTCAGAAAACTGGTGAATTAAATTCTTTAATGAGAGGTATTGAAATTATGGGGTCTTTACAAAATATTGCTCCTGTTTTTGATTACTTAGATACAGATAATTTGGTTAATCATATTAAAGATGTATTAGGTATTCCTGCAAAAATTTTAAGATCAAAAGGTGAAGTTCAACAAATTAGAGCTGAACAACAAAATCAAATGATGCAACAACAAGAAATGCAACAAGAAATGCAGCAAGCAGAATTAGCAAACAAAGCTGCACCATTGGCTAAGGTTTTAAGTGAATAGAAAAGATATAACTGAATTAACAAAAACATATCAAAGAATTTTTAAGTCTGAAGATGGTAAAACTATTTTAGAAGACTTAGAAAAAAGATGTAACGTGCATAACACTTCATTTTCAAATGACCCACACGAAACATCTTATAGAGAAGGACAAAGACAAGTAGTTCTTTTCATTAAATCAATAATAAATAAAAACCCTAAAGGAGAACAAAATGAGTAGCGAAAACCAGGTAGCGGAACAACCGTCTGATAATAATGTTACAGAGTTAAACAATACACCACCAATACAAGAACAAATTGCAAATTGGAAAGATAATTTACCAGATGATTTAAAAAGTGAAAAAGCTTTAGAGAGTATTCAAGATATTCCAGGCTTAGTTAAATCTTATATCCATGCACAAAAGATGATTGGTTCAGATAAAATTCCTGTTCCAAATAAATATGCAACAGACGAAGATTGGCAAGCAGTTTACAACAAACTGGGTAGACCAGAAAGTCCAGATGCTTATGAATTTAATCTTAAAGACAATTCAAATATTGATGAAAATGCTCTTAAAGGTTTTAAAGATATTGCGCATAAAAATGGTTTATTACCTAAACAGGCAGAAGCAATTATGAATTTTTATAATGATATGACGCAAAATTATATCCAAGATTTAAATTCAAAATCAGAACAAGGACGTATGAACGCAGAACAATCTTTAAAAAAAGAATGGGGTGCTGCATTTGATAATAAAGTTAAACAAGCAAATGTAGTTGCTAATAAATATCTTAATGAAAATTTTGCACATTTAACTTTGTCTGATGGAACTAAAATTGG